GCTGTGGCACACCAGCGCCGAGTCGGTCGCTGATCTGCTCAAGGCGCAGTACGAAGTCAGCTGGCCGATCCCCGGCGGATCCACTGTGCTACTGCGCGCGATCCCGCTGCTGCGCATGCTCGGCTTCACGCGGTTCCATTTGTTCGGCTGTGACTCTTGCGTCACTGATCGGCACCACGCCTACGACCAGCCGGAGAACGACGGCGTGACCTTTGACGTCATCGTCGGCGACCGCAGCTTCTGCGTGCAGCCGTGGATGGCCTCGCAGGCGCACGAGTTCATGGACCTGATCCGGTTCATGGGCGACGAGATCGAACTTGAAATCCACGGCGACGGACTGCTCGCCCACATCCTGCGCACCGGCGCAAACCTGACCACGGAGAGTTGATATGGCCGCAGGCCCCTGGAAGATCTACGCGCGCGCCAAGCGCGCCATCGGCGCCGGCAACATCACGCTCGGCGCGGGCGTGTTCAAGATGCAGCTGCACCGCACCTCGGCCTCGGCCGCGATCCTGGTGCTGTCCACGCGCTCGATCAACACCTCGATCCCGGCCGAGATCAGCGCCACCGGCGGCTACGTGGCCGGCGGTCGCAACCTGGTGCCCGCCACGGCGCAGTGGACCACCGGCGCCAGCGCGCGGCAGATGCGGTTTACCTACACCACTGCCGGCCTGATCTTCACGGCCAGCGGCGCCAACCTGAACAACATCCGCTACGCGCTGATCCGCAACAGCACGGGCGCGGGCCAGGGTCGCGTGCTGTGCTTCTGCACGCTGTCGACCGCCGCGTTTACCGTCACCAGCGGCAACACGCTGACCGTTGCGCCCGCCGCCACCGGCGTGTTTACGATGACCTGATGCGCGCGCTCCTGTTCATCCTGTTGCTTGCGCCGCTGGCGGCATTCGGCGCCCCGCCGTGTTGGCCGGCGCAAGTCACTGGCGGCACCGGCACGCCTGCCGTCTGGAAGGTCGACTCGGCCTGTTACGGCTACGGCTGGACGTGCCCGGCGCAGGACAAGCTCTACATCGTCGCCGGCCCGCGCTCGGCCTTTACCGGCGCGTGGCGCGAGATCGGCCTGGAGCTGATGACCGGCACCGAAGCCGAGCGCACCGCGGCCGTCGCCAAGTACCTGACCGCGCCATCGATCCCGAGCGCCTGCGCGCCGCTCGCCACGCGCGTGCGCACCCAGTTGGTCGCGGCCGTGCCGGCGCCCGATGTCTACAAGGTCAAGGCCAACGTGCAACGCATAGACGGCGCGCGGCCCACGGCCATCCTCGGCGCCGATGGCGTGATCCGCACCTCCACCGGCCGCTACGTGGCCGCCGGCACCGCGTGCGACTGCGCCAAGGTCAGCGCGCCGAGCGCCGGCACGGATCGCTGGTGCTGGGTCGGCCCCGACCTGCGTGAGATCGCGCTGTGCGCAAAGCAGTAAAGCGCGGCCCGCTGTCGCCGCGCCAGGCGCTCGACCGCCGCTACAAGGCCGGCCGCAAGCCCGCCCGCAAGGTTGCCGCCAAGCGCGGCAAGAAGGTCACGCCGCAGGAAGGCGGCAAGCGTGGCGGCACCGCGCGCGCGGCCACGCTGCAGGCCGCCATGCCGGTGGCGACGCTGCCCGAGGCACTGGCGCTGCTGCGTGTTTACCAGCGCGACAACCGCGAGCTGGAGCGCATCAACCGGCTGCGCGCTGAGCGGATCGTCGCGCTTGAGCACCGTTTGCACGCTGGACAGGCGTAGGGGTCACTATGGGCTGGATCGTTCCCGACAAAGGCACCGGCGCCGACCTGCAGTCGATCCTGTTCTCGGAGTATCTGCAGGTCCTGCAAGACGGCATCAGCGGCACGCACTGCGTGCTCGCCGGCTGCGTTGTGTCGCCGCAGGGCTCGCCCAACATGACTGTCGCCGTCAGCAAGGGCGCCGTGCTGTCCGCCGGCGTGCTGCGCGCGGTTGCTGCCAGCGCGTCGCTGTCGATCACGGCCGCCAACGCGACGCACCCGCGGCTTGACCTCGTCGTCGTCAATTCAGCGGGCACGCTGGCCGTGCGTACCGGCACGGCGGCCGCAGCGCCCAAGCCGCCGGCCCGCACCGCTGACGACGTGGTACTCGCGGTGGTGTACGTGCCCGCCAATGACACCACAATCGCGGGCGATCAGATCAGCGACCTGCGCGTGCTGCGCGAGGTCGGCCCGATCACGATTTACAAGCAGACCACGGCCGACACGGTCAACACCACGGCGGCGGCGATCGAGGTGCTCAACCGCACGAACAGCGGCGTCACTATCCCTGACGGCCTGTTCCTCGCCGGCCGCGTCTTGCGCGTGCGTGCCGGCGGCAACATGCTGCTGAACAGCACGACGCCGACGGTGCGGCTGATCGTCAGCTATGGCGGGACGACGATGTTCTCGGACATCAGCGCCGCCAGCACCAACGACACCGACCGCGGACCGTGGTCGATCGATTTCGACATCGCCGCCCAGGCCAACAATGATCAAGCCATGGCCGGCAACTTTGCGCTGCCGATCATCGCCGCCAAGACCGCGCCGACCACCGGCATCGGCGACGCCTGGTCGACTGCCAGCAACGTCAACGCGCTGGCGGGCGCCGCGGCGGTCGACTCCAATGCCGCCAACCGACTGCTGAGCGTGTCGTTCACGCTCAGTGTCAGCAACGCCGCCAACGAGGTGGTCACCGAGTACGCGACCGTCGAGTTGATCTAATGGCCTGGAACATCGCTTACCGCGAAGTGCAGGCGGCCGACGTCTACGGGCTGAGCTTTCCCAACAGCCAGCAGGTGGCAGGCGCGCCGCCGGTGGGGCAGATGTTCGCGTTTACCTTCACCGGCAGCAACTTGCCGGCCGGCTACCCGCTGACGATTGTCTGGCGCGTGCGCTACAACGCCGCGCAGCTCGGCTACGTCACCAACTTTTTCTACTCGACGCTCGACACGCACGCGTTCGACAGCAGCGAGTATTACTGGGGTGCGCATCCGTACCCCGACCCGGCCGGCGAGCTGGAATCAGATCACCTCTACAGCATTGCCACCGAAGGTTTTGACGACGTCACCGCAGACGCGGGCGCCAACCCGACCACGGTGCCCAAGAACGTGTGGATCACGCACGGCGCGCGCGTGCGCTTGGTGAACACTGACGAGACCGAGACCGACTTTTATCTCGACATGGCCGGCCAGGACCTGGGCCACCGAATTTCGCGCACCACGGTCAGCAACTGGGCCGGCACCTACCCGCCGCCGAACGCCGGTCTGGTGTTCGGCGACGCGCCGTGGTCGATCGCGCAAGAACGGCTCGGCGGCATTCTCGGGCCGGTCAAGATCTTCAGCGCGTTTCTCGACAACACCGACATTCTGGCTGAGGCAGACGACATGACGCGCATCGTGACGTCGGCCGGCGCCACTAATCGGTGGTGGTTCAAGCCGACCTTTGACTCGGTCGATGACCTGACCGACCCGGTGACCGGCAAAGCTGCGGCCTGGTGGAACAGTAGCTACAAAGCGACGCGGGTGCTGGTGACATGACCATCGCCGCGGTAGGCGGCCAGGCCGGCGTCACCGTCGGCGCGGGCGGCAACGTCACGCGCGCCTTTGGCAGCAACGTTGCGGCCGGGTCGCTGATCACGGTCATCGCTTGGGCCTACAAGCCGACCAGCGACGCCTGGGTCGCGGGCGATTGCACGCAGTCGGCTGGCACGGCGACGATCAGCACGCCAACGCTCGATGCGCAGCTGATCGTCAACTTGACGGCCAACGGCGTCGACTACGCTGACGTAGCGATCTGGTCGTGCCTGGTCACGGGTGCCGGCTCGCTGACGATGCAGGTCGCGTGCGGCGGCGCAGAGTTTGCGTGCATCGCCACCGACGAATACACCGGCGCGTTCGACGCTAGCCGGCTAGAAGACAACAGCACCAACAGCACGGCCACGGTCAACCAGACGCCGGGCCATTCTGGCGATGCCACCTCGGCTGGCGCGGCGCTGTTTGTCGGTGGTCTGACGGTTGGGCAGGGCGGCGTATCGCTGACCGTTACGCCTGACGGCGCGTTCACGCAGATCGGCGAGAACGAAGCCGGCGGCACGTCGCAGGTCGGCTCGGCGATTCGGCAGATCGTCGGCACGGGCACCACGGACCGTGCCGAGTGGACGCTGCCAACCACGAACAACCAGGGCTACGGCGCGGTTGTTGCGGTCTACAAGGAATCCGGCCCGCCGACCATCACGCCGCCGAGCGGCCAACTGGCGGCGCAGTCGGAGGCCGCGCAGGCGCCTGTCAACCTGCCGAGCTTCAGCGGCCTCGGCATGGTGGTCGGCAGCAGCAACGTCGGCGACGGCCTGGTCGGCGCCGATGACGCGCCCGCCAGCGTCAGCAAGACGCCGCTGGTCGGCACGCTGACGCTCGCCGGCAATACGCCCACGGTGTCGCAGACCGGCGTCGGATTTACCCGCACGCCGCCCGTGGGCGCGCTGGCGCTGTCGGGTGTGGCGCCGACGGTCACGCGCACCACCGGCATCAACATCGCGCCCGCCACCGGTGCGCTGGCGCTGGCTGGCAGCACGGTAGTGCAGACGCTCACCCTGCCGCCGCCGGCGACGGGTGCGCTGAGCTTTGCCGGAATCGCGCCCACGGTCACCCGCGCCAGCGGCCTGACGATCTTGCCGAGCGCGGCGGCGTTGACGCTGGCCGGTGTGGCGCCGGTGCTGTCGCGGGCTGACCGCATTACGCCGAGCGTCGCCGCGCTGACCCTGGCCGGCATTGCGCCCACGGTGACGGTCACGGCGTCGGGCGTGGTGCAGCCGGCCGCGGGCGCGCTGGCATTGGCCGGTGGTGTGCCAGTCATCACCCGCCAAGACCGCGCCGCGCCGACAGTCGGTGCGCTCGCTCTCGCTGGCGTGCCGCCGGTAGTGACGCGGCAGGACCGCATCGCGCCGGCAGTAGGTGCGCTGTCGCTGGCGGGGATTGCGCCGAGCGTCACGCGGCAGGACCGCGTCGCGCCGGGCAGTGGCGCACTAAGCTTTGCCGGCGCTGCGCCGGGGATTCAGCGCGTCGACCGCATTACCGCCGCCGTCGGTGGCGTGGTGTTGCTGGGCTACGCGCCCACGGTGGTCACCAGCGCCGCCGGCGTGGCGCAGCCGCTGGCCGGTGCGCTCGCCCTGGTCGGCCAGGTGCCCACGGTCACGCGCACCAGCAGCGCGACCATCACGCCCGCCGCCGCCGCGCTCGCTGTCAGCGGCCAGCTGCCCGCGGTCACCTACGCGCGCACGGTGGCGCCTGGGGTTGGATCGCTGGCGTTGACCGGCGCCGCGCCCACGGTCACCCGCACGAGTGGCCTCACGATCGCGCCGGCCACGGGCGTGCTCGGGCTGGCCGGCAATGCGCCGCAGATCATCGTGCCGCTGCGCTTGGTGCCGGCGTCGGCTGCCCTCGCGCTATCCGGGCAGACGCCGGCGGTGGTCAACAGCGGCGCGCTGACGCCGATGCCACCCGGCCCCGGCTACCCGGCCCGCATCGAGGCTGGCACGCGGCCAGCTATGCAGGCGCCTGCACGGCCGGCACAGACCAACACCACGCGCGCGCGCTCGAGCAACACGCGCCGCTACTGAGAACCGCATGGGCATCCTCCGCACCGCCAACCCGACCGTCGAGCCCGTCACGCTCAACGAGGCCAAGCTGCACCTGCGCGTGGACGGCACGGATGAAGACGCGCTGATCACTGCGCTCATCGTCGCCGCGCGCGAGCAGGCCGAGCACCGCTGCGGCCGCGCCTTCGTGCACGGCACCTGGCGCCTGACGCTGGACGCGTTCCCGGACGCGATCCGTCTGCCGATCGTGCGCGCTGCCAGCGTCACCTCGGTGCAGTATGTCGACGAGGCCGGCGCCACGCAGACGCTCGCCAGCGCCGGCTACCAGCTCGACAACGCCAACGACTACGCCAACTGGCTGGTCCCGGCCAGCGGCTACGCCTGGCCGTCGACGCTCGATCAGCCCAACAGTGTGATCGTCACCTACGTCGCCGGCTACGGTGCCGATGCGGCGGCGGTGCCGGCCAGCATCAAGCAGTGGGTGCTGCTCAGCCTCGGCGCCATGTACGCGCACCGCGAGGGCGGCACCGAGAAGGCGATCAGCGAGCTGCCGCGCGTGGTCTGGGACGGCCTGCTGGATCCGTACCGGGTGCTGGGGGTCTGACGTGTACACAAAGTTGCGAAGTGGAATGCTGCTCAAGGCGCCGATCGCGCAGCCAGTGCGCAGCGCGAATGTGGGCCTCTTCATGCCAGACGGCACGCCGGTGCCGAACGTGAAGTCGGTGCGTATGGTCTACGAACCGAACGGCCTGCCGATCTGCGTGGTGGAGCTGTACGGCGTCGAGGTCGTGCACGTCGACAACAAGGCCGAGTGATGCAGGCCGGCAAGCTGAACCGCCGCGTGATCATCGAGCAGCCGACCGAGACGCGCGACGCCGACTATGCCGCCGTCACCCGCACCTGGTCGACCGTGGCCACGGTGTGGGCGGCCGTCGAGCCGCTGTCCGGGCGCGAGCTGGAGCGCGCGCGCGAGCTTGGTAGCGAGATCGCCCTGCGCGTGCGCATCCGCTACAGCAGCGCGGTGGCGGGCGTCACGTCAAAGATGCGCATCAACAAGGGCGGCACGCTGTACGAGATCCAGGCGGTGCTCAACCCGATGGACGCGCGCGAAGAGTTGCACCTGATGTGCGCGGAGTACCGGCATGGCTAACTACACCGTCCGCATCAGCGACGAGTTCGATCAGGTGCGCGCCCGCCTGGCGCTGTTCCCCGACCGCCTCAAGCGCAACATCATGCGCGGCGGCCTGCGTGCCGGTGCGGCCGAACTTCGGAAAGGCGCGCGGGCGCGGGCGCCGCGCGGGCAGACGCGCCAGCTGCTGCAGTCGATCCGCGTGAGCATGCGCAACTACCGGCCGGACCGTCCGCAGGCGGACATCAAGGTGGGCGGCCTGGTGACCAAGAAGTCGAAGAAGGGCGTGCGCTCGATCGACGCCTACTACGCGCACATGGTCGAGATCGGCGTGCGCGCGCACCGCGTGGTGCCGGCCACGGCGCGCGCGCTCACCATCCGCGGGCCCGGCGGGTTGCTGCGCGGCTTTGCGCGCAGCGTCAATCACCCCGGCTTCAGTGGTCGCCGCTTCATGCGCGCCACCCGCCAGCAAGACGCGCCGCAGGCGGTGCGGGCGTTCGAGCAGTACGTCGCCGGCCGCGCCAAGCAGTACATCGAGCGCGGCCGCGAGCCGGAGGCGGTCAAGTGAGGGCCGAGAAAGCGGTGTCGTCGCTGCTGAACGCCGCGGCCGGCGTCACCGCCATCGTCAGCACGCGCATTTACGGCAACGTGGCGCCGGAGAACACCGCGGCGCCGCTGATCATCTATCGCAAGCTGGCCGCCAATCGCGTGCTTGGCCTGTCGCTGTCCGAACTGGCCGAAGTCGACGCCCGCATCGAGCTGCTGCTGGTAGCCACGACCTACGCGCAACTGAAGTCGCTCGGCGAGGCGGTGCGCGTGGCGCTCGCCTACCAGCGCGGCAGCATTGGCGGCACCAACGTCCTGCACATCACCGTGGACGACGAAGGCCCCGACGAATACGACCCCGACCTGCGCGAGCACGCGCAGTCGTGGGTGTACCTGGTCAAGCATTCCGAGTAGCAGTCAAGCAACTGAGCCGCCGCGGCGCCGGACCTGTGGCGGTTTGAACCCCTGCCGGCATCACCTGGAGCAAAACAAATGGCCATCCGTGTCCCCAACGGCCTGGTGCTGTCGATTGCGAGCGCGTTCGGCACCCAGTTCAACATCACCGCGATCACCAATGCCAACCCGGCCGTGGGCACCCATGGCGCCTCGCACGGTGTCGTGGTCAATGACATAGTCGAGCTGACCAGCGGCTGGGACGGTCTGGACGGCCGCATCGCGCGCGCCTCCGTGGTCGCCACCAACGACGTCACCTACGAGGGCGTCGACACCAGCAACACGCAGCAGTACCCGGCAGGCGGCGGCACCGGCACCGGCCGCGAGATCAGCACCTGGACGCCGCTGTCGCAAATTCAGTCGGTCGGCCGCTCGGGTGGCGAGCAGCAGTACGCCGACGCCACGCTGCTGTCCGACCTCGTGTTCGGCCGGCAGATCCCGACGATCCGCTCGCCGATCAGCATGACGATCACAGTGATGGAAGACCCGGCGCTGTCATGGCTGCCCACGGTGCGCAGTGCCGCTGCCAGCCGCGCGCGCACGCCGTTCCGCATCAGCTACCCGGGCGCCGGCTTCCTGTACGGCAACGCCGTGTGGTCGCTGCTCGAAGTGCCGACCATGGAGGCCAACAGCCCCATGACGGTCACAATCGACCTCGCGCTGGTCTCGCAGCCGACCCGCTACGCGACCTGATGGACGCCGACGCACTCAAGCGCAAGCTCGACGCCGCGCGCCAGTTCGTGGTCGAAGACAGCGGGCGCAGCCTCACGCTGCGCCTGCCGACCGAGACCGCGATGCGCGCTGCGGTGGCGCAACTGCCGGCGCGCTCGGACCGCGCGGCCGGCGTGGCCGACCTGCAGCCGATCCTCATGCGGCAGTGCGTGGTCGGCTGGGCCGGCGTTCGTCCGTGCGACCTGCTCGACGGCGCGCCCGAGACGTCGCTGGAGTTCGACGCCGAGCTGCTCGACGACGTGTTCGACCGCTGGCCGGCGCTGTACGACAAGGCCTACGGCGAGCTGATGGTGCGCTACGGCGCGCGCATCGAGCGCATCGAGGCCGAAAGAAAAAACTCCTAGACCATGTCCGCGGCCGCCTTGCCGAGGCGGACATGGTGCGCGCCGGGCTGGCTACGCCGGGCGCGATGACGGCGCATCTGCCGCCGCTGCCGGTGCCGTGCGAGCTGGCCCTGGCGGCGTGGAATCGCGCGGCGCCTGACTTCCGGTTGCCCGACCTGTTGCTGGCGCTCGCGCTGGATGAGGTCGACGACTGGGACTTGATGGTCATGCGGCTGGACGCGATCCGGTCTGCGGTCAATGAATCGACAAGGTCTGCCCATGGCAAATGACGTCAACATCCGATTCACCGCCGAGGACGTAGCCTCCGAGGTGGTGCGCCGGCTGGGCGGCAACCTCGGCGGCCTGACCGACAAGGTCAACCCGCTCAATGCGGCGTTCGGCGTGCTCGGCGCCACGCTGACCACGGGCGCCGTGATCGGCGCGCTCAAGAGCACGATCAACGCGCTTGACGAGCTGGGCGACTCGGCCGAAGAGGCCGGCGTCACGGTCGAAGCCCTGTCCGGCCTGCGCTACGCCGCCACCTTCGCCGGCAGCGCCAGCGACGTGCTGGACAAGGCGCTGATCAAGCTCAACACCCGGTTGACCGACGTGGCCGGTGGCGGCAAGGAATCGACCGCGCTGTTTCGCGCGCTCGGCGTCGAGGCGCGTGACTCGGCCGGCAACATCCTGACCAGTGACGCCGCCCTCGAAAAGCTGGCCGCGCGCTTTGCCGCGTTCGACGAAGGCCCGGAGAAGTCCGCGCTTGCGGTGCAGGTGTTCGGCGAGAAGGTCGGGCCCAAGCTGCTGCCGCTGCTGAACCAGGGCGCCGACGGCATTGCCCGCTTGCGTGAAGAAGCGGAGCGGCTCGGTGTGGCGGTCAGCGGCTCGCAAGCCGCCGCGGCCGGCAAGTTTGCCGACCAGATGGACCGCCTGGCGCTGCAGTTCACCGCGGTGCGCAACAATGTCGCCACGGCGGTGCTGCCGACGCTGATCAACCTGCTTGATGAAGTCGAGCGCGGCACGCGCATCTTCGGCAGCTTTGGCGACGCGTTCGTCAACCTGGCCACGGTCAACCCATTCCGCACGCTCGGCGGCAACATCGAGGCCACGCGCAAGGAGATCGAGCGGCTGCAGATCGAGCAGAACCGCTTCCGCGACGAGTTCGGCCAAGACACCGATGCCGGCCAGACCCGCCGCCAGCTGCAGGGCGAGATCGATCTTCTGCAAAAGCGCCTGCAGTACCTGAAGGAGACGCAGCAGGTCCGCGCGCTGGAAGGCTCCGGCGGCGTGCTGGATCCGCGTGACGCACAGGCGCAGCGTGGGCAGGGGGGCGTGCGGGCGCCGGTGATCGGTGACCCGGCCGCAGCCGAGGCAGCCGCCAAGGCCGCCGCCGCCGAAGAGAAGGAGCGTGACCGCCGCAACCGCGAGCGGATCATCGCCGCGGAGAAAGACGCGCTCGCCCAAGTCGCCACCGACAAGCTGATCGAGGACTCGCAAGCCCGGCAGTTGCAGCAGCGGCTTGAGTTTGAATCGCAGGTCAGCCAGATCGGCCAGCGGCGGCTTGAGGCGGTGATGATGCAGATCGCCACCGAAGAGCAGCTGGAAAACGACCGCTTCGCCCGGCAGATCGAGAGCCTGCAGACGGCGCTGCTGACGGGTGCGGCGACCGAGGCCGAGTGGTACGCGCTGAAGGAAGAGGCCGAGACGGCACACCAAGAGCGGCTGACCGCGATCACGGACGCGGCTGCGGCTAAGCGCAATCAAGGGCAAAAGGTCTATCGCCAGCTTGATCTGCAGTCTGCCAGCGCCTTCCTCAATCAGATGTCGGTGCTGATGAACACGAACAGCCGCAAGATGTTTGAGGTCGGCAAGGCCGCGGCCATCGCCGACACCGTGATTCAGACCTACAAGGGCGCGCAGGCTGCGTTCACGTCGTTCGCATCGCTTGGGCCGTGGGGCGTGGCGGCAGGTGTAGTTGCTGCCGGCGCCGCCATCGCGGCGGGTATGGCGCGCGTGCAGGCGATCAAGTCAACGCAGTTTGGCGGCGGAACGGTCGGCAGTGTTGCAACCGGGAACGTCGCAACGCCCGGGCAGGGGCCGTTCAACGTCGGGCCGCAAGCCACGCCTGCGACGCCGACAGTTCAGCAAGCACCCGCGCAACTGAACCTGTCCATCAGTGGATCGTGGTTCAGCGCCGAAGACGTGCGGCGCCTGATCGACGACATCAACGGCCAGCTCGGCGGTGGCGCGCAACTGGGTCCGGCATGAAGCCCTGCATTTACTACGACAGCGCGTTCAACGACGGCGCCATGGTGATCAGCAGCGCCGCCGCCGGCACCGCTGGCGACAACGTCACCGACTGGCGCCCGTACACCTGGTGGCGGCCGACCGCGCTGCCGGCCACGCTCACGGTCGACTGCGGTAGCGCGCGCGCCTGCGATTACGGGCTCGTGTGGGCGCATGACCTCGCCACCCAGGGCGCCACGGTCGAAGTGCGCGGATCCACCGACAACTTCGCCGCGAGCAACGTGCTGGTAGCCACGTCCACGCCGAGCAGCAATGCGCCGGTGCTGCTGCGGTTCGCCGCCGTCAGCTACCGCTACTGGCGCCTGCGCATCACCGGGACGAACATGCCGAGCCTTGCCATCGCGGCGATCGGTTCGCGCTTCGAGCTGCCGATCGGCGTGTCGCCGGACTACGACCCGACGCGCCGCCGCGTGGTCGCGCAGACCAATCGCAACGCCAACGGTCAGCCGCTCGGCAAAGTGATCGAGTACACCGAGCAGACCAACCGCGTCACCATCCGCCGCGTGTCCTGGCAGTGGCTGCGCAACACCTTCCTCCCCGCCTGGCGCGCGCATCTTCGCAGCACGCCATTCGTGTTCGCGTGGGACGGCAGCGCCGACCCGACCAATCTGCCGCTCGTGGTCGCGGGCGATGACCTGTCGACGCCGCACTATCCCGGCCAGACGGCCGACGTGTCGTTCGACATCACGGCCGCGGTGGACTGATGGCCACGCCTACCCTCCCGCGTGCGTTCGTCGTCACCCCGGGCGGCGACCAGGTCGTCACCGCGGGCGGCGACCGCGTCGTTGCGATCACCGATCCGAGCCAAGCGCACGACCGCGTGCCGATCACGCTGCTGGAGTTGCAGACTGATCGATGCGCGCTCACCTTCGGCGTCGGCGCGTGCACGGCTACCGGCACCAAGTGCTACAACACGCTGGCCACCTGCAAGCTGCGCACCGCCTACGCGCCTGCGGTCAAGTCCTGGCAGTTCGTCGGCCGCGGCCAGCCCGCGCCGGCCGGCGAGCCGTGGCGCCCGTACATCGAGCGCGTGAGCATTGCGCCGACCGAGATCAAGCCGCAGAACGGCCTGGCGATCCGCGGCCAGACCACTGTGACCCTGGCCGACGAGACCGACAGCGACTACGAGGGCGACCCGTACCGCAGCGAGCGCACGCCGGCCGGCACCTTCTGGGGCCGCTTCACGGCGCGCAACCCCAACGCGATCAACCGCACCGCGCGCATCCGCCGCGGCTGGTGGGGCGACCCGTACCAAGCCAGCTGGTTTTCTGACGAGACCTACATCGTCGAGCGCATTGCCGGGCCGGACCGCAGCGGGCAGGTCACGATCACGCTGGTCGATCCGATCAAGCTGCTCGACAAGGCGCAGGTGCCGGCGCCGACCTCCGGCAAGCTGGCGGCCAAGCTCGTCACGCTCACGCTGTCGGGCACGCTTGCCGATGCCAGCGACACCACGGCCACGCTGCCGCCCGGCGCGCTGCCGGACGTCGATGCCTACGTCGGCCAAGAGATCGAGATCACCACCAACCTCGGCAACGGCCAGCGGCGCACGATCACGGCGTATGACCCGGCCACCCGCTTAGTGACGGTGCCTGCCTGGGATCAGCGACCAAACAACGGCAGCACGTTCGCCATTCGCCCGCTGTCGGCCACGCTCGGCACCGGCGAGGGCGCGCAGTACGCCGGCGCCAGCCATGTGCGCATCGGCAAAGAGATCATCGCGCTGTCGTCGGTCGACGGCGACGTGCTGCGCTGGTCATCGTCAGCTAGCCGGGGCGCGTTCGGCAGCGCGATTGAAGACGAGCAGGACGAAGGCGGCGCCGTGCAGCGGTGCGAGGTTTGGCAGAACGCGCGCGCGATCGACGTGCTGACCGACCTGCTGACCGCGGGAGGCGTGACCGCGCGCGACGTAGACGGCTGGGAGGCGATCCAGTCGACCTGGCTGGGCGCGGCCAACATCACCGCCTGCATCAGCGCGCCGGCCAAGGCGTCGGACCTGTTCAAGTCGCTCGCCATGGACCTGGCGGTCTACGCCTGGTGGTCGCCTGGTGATGCTCAGGTCAAGCTCGGCATCAACCTGCCGGCGGGCCCGGGCGACGTGCCGGCGCTGACCGACGACAACATCATCGCGGGCAGTGGTGCCGTCGAGCGGGTCGACGCCGAGCGCATCACGCAGGCCGCCGTGTTCTACGGTCCGCGCGACTCGACCGAAGACGGCAAAGAGGCGCGGCAGTTCCTGCGCGGCGAGGTGGCGGTTGATCTGGACGCCGAATCGCAGCGCGAGTACCGCGACACCCGGCCCGATACGCGCTTCTCGCCGTGGCTGACCGCGCCAAACCAGATCCACGTGTCTGCGCTCGTCGCTCGGCGCCTCGCCGCGCTGCGCGACGCGCCGGTGCGCCTGTCGATCGCGCTTGACCCCAAGGACGCCGCGCCGCTGGGCGATCTGGTCGACATCACGACGCGCGACTATCAAGGCGCCGACGGTGCGCCGCAGCTCGTGCGTGCGCTGATCACCAAGGTCTCCGAGCGTGGCGACCGCACCGAAGTGGTCGCGCAGTCCACGCCATTTGGTGGCCAGCGGTGGGCATTCATCGCGCCGGACGGCCAGGCCGACTACGACAGCGCGACCGCCGACGAAAAGCAATACGCCTACATCGCGCCGACTGGCGCCGACTTCGCTGACGGGCTTGGCCCGTACCGGATCATCTGATGCCCGCACCTTCCAAGTCATTCGTGGCGTTGACCGATGCCGAGGTCACCGCGCGCACGCCGCTCGATCAGACCAAGATCACCAAGCTGCGCGACGCGCTCGTGCACTTAGAGGAATGGCTTGGCCACTCTTACACCGCTGCGCAAAACCACAACCACGATGGCGTCAACTCCGCGCTCATCGAGATCGGCCCGAA